AAGGAGATATTATTATTGATCATGGCAATAGCAATTTTAAAGACAGTCGGAAGAGAGCAGAACGACTTGCAAAGCAGGGCATCCAGTATATTGATTGCGGCACTAGTGGTGGTGTTTACGGTCTGGATCGTGGATACTGTCTTATGGTTGGAGGTGGAGATACTGCAGTCGCCACTTGTTCGCGCATTTTTAATGCACTCTCCCCAGGAATTGGCGCTGCCCCCAGGACTCAGTTTGACTCAGACATAACTTCTGCAGAACACGGTTGGTTGCATTGTGGTGGTCCAGGTGCAGGGCATTTTGTAAAGATGGTGCATAATGGTATTGAGTATGGTATTATGCAGGCATATGCAGAAGGATTTAACATCATTAAGAACGCCAATGCAGGTGCCCAGTATGTTAGAGAAGGAGATGCAGAGGTTGCCCCAATGGCAGATCCCGAAAGTTATTGTTATGATATTGATGTTGCTGAGGTTGCTGAGTTATGGCGTCGTGGTAGTGTGGTTGGGTCTTGGTTACTTGACCTTACTGCTGATGTGCTACGCAGGGATGGTATCCTTAAACAGTTCTCTGGAGGCGTATCCGACAGCGGTGAGGGTCGTTGGACTGTTTCTGCCGCTGTGGACTTGGGGGTTCCCGCTCCTGTTATTACTACAGCACTATTTGAAAGATTTAACTCACGCAATCTCGGATCGTTCGGAGCAAAGATCTTAAACGGAATGCGGTATATGTTTGGGGGTCATTTAACAAGATAATATGATTAGTTCAGAAACACCTTATAAACTATCAGAAGTTATTAGAGACACCTGGCCTGGTCTTTACAGATCACCCCAGGTGCCTTATAATGTAGAAAAGCAATTAAATGATGAACGAATACTGGATCGTAACAGAAAATAAGACTGGAAGGATTATTGCTCATTGTGGAGACATTAATGATGCAATAATGATGGTTGCATTTGATTCTGAAAATCGTTCTTATAGTCGCCAAAGATTCATTCTAGACCAGGTAATTACAGTAACTTCCACAACTGATAAACAACTACCTGGTCAGATTGGACTTCCTTCAGCAAAAGAACAATTGCCACCAATTGAATTGCAACAGCAAGTATGGTTGCCAGAAGATCAGAAAGAACCAGTAAAAGTATGATTAAAAATCTTCAACATTTTCTACAAAGAGACTCTGATATTACTTATTATGAAGAGTTTCACTACATCTATATTACTCTAAAAGAACTCGTAAAAGTTATAAAAACTCACAATAAATAAACATAAGTTGCATTAACTTATGGAACTCCTCCATTCGCCTTCAGAATACTTGTTTAATTTAAGAACTACAAGTTCATCGGAAGCAAAACGATTATGGAGGAAAGAAATAAAGGAAAAATGGGAAAACCAATGTGCCTATTGTGAGTCAGAAGAAAATATCACACTGGATCACATCATTCCACAATGCAAAGGTGGTCTAGATATTAAGACAAATGTAGTTGCCTGCTGCCATTCTTGTAATCAGTCAAAGGGGCACGAGCACTGGAAACTGTGGTATGTCCAACAAGATTTTTATAGTGAAGAAAAACTTAATAAAATAGAAGAATGGATGAAACCAGACCCTCCTGTAAACTTATTTGCATATCGTCCAAGGCGCAATAATGCATCTTGAATAAATAAATGAAAGGCAGTAAATACTGCTTCTTTGGTAAATACCGAATGCGATAAATGTCAACTCCGATCAGGATTAAACGCTCTGCTGTTCCTGGCAAGAGACCTACAGTAGATCAATTATTAAGTGCAGAATTAGCATACAACACTTATGATGGTGAGTTAACTGCCAAAAGAGAACGTCTTGGAATCGGCACAGATATTATTCGCATCGGTGCAGGCGCAACAGTTACAAATGTAATCTATGTCACAAGAGACGGAAACGATACAAACACAGGACTCAAACTCGGAGACGCAAAAGCAACCATCGCAGGAGCAGTTGCAATCTCAACAGCAGGTTCCGTTATTAGAGTTAGTGCTGGATCTTATGTAGAAAATAATCCAATTGATATTCCCAATCAAGTTAGTATTGTTGGTGATAGTTTAAGAGAGGTCTCCATCACTCCACAAAATCAAGGAGACCTCTTTTATGTTGGGAATGGAAACTATATTGCTGAAATGTCTTTTGTAGGTTCTGCAAACACTGGTGCTATTTTTGCATTCAATCCTAACAAACCAGTTTTTAATAATCAGTCACCTTATATTCAGAACTGTACCAACTTCATTCCTAATAGTATTGGAATGAAGATTGATGGTAAGCATTCGATTGGACCAACCAAGTCAATGGTTCTTGACTCATATACTCAATACAATCAAGGTGGTATTGGAGTTTCAATTACCAACGAAGGATATGCTCAGTTGGTTTCACTTTTCACAATTTGCCCAGATACTGCAGTCTTTTGTGGAACTGGTGGTGCTTGTGATCTTACGAACTCAAATGCCTCTTTCGGTAATTATGGTCTTGTTGCTGATGGTGTTGGACCAAGAAAGTATACTGGAATTATAACTCAAACATCAGAAGCAAATAGTGATACTTTTATTCTTGATTTGAATGTTCCAACTTATAATGTATCAAACGCAGTTTATGACAATGTAAGTGGCGTTACGACAATCACTACTTCTGCGAATCATAACTTTTCTGTTGGTATGGGAGTCACGATTGCTGGACTTGGTTTTACTTGTCCATCTGGACCAGGAATTGTTACATATCCAAGTGGTGCTTATGGTTATATTTTTGAAGTTCAGTCAGTTCCTACAGCAAATCAACTGGTGGTCAACGTTGGTTCTTCAACGTTGCCTCATACTTATGTTTCTGGTGGTACTGCAAAAATTAATGTGACAAGACCTTTTGATGGTCAGGTTGTGTACTTTGATAGTCTATATTATAACGTTAATAAGATTCAAGTAAGTTCTGGTGGAACTGGATATAATTCAAGTCCGGTCGTTACAATTTCTGCACCTTCAACTGATTGGGGAGTTCAGGCAACAGCAGTCGCAGAAGTTTCAAATGGTTCTGTAACTAGAATTGAAATTGTCTCAAGTGGAAGAGGTTATACGACAGCACCAACAATTAGAATTGCTGGTCCTGATGTGGGAATAAATACATCAACAGCAACTTTAGAATTACTTCCAGCATATTATTCTGTCATAAGTTCAACTCCAGTTTCTTCTGGTATTTGTACAATTACTGTTAGTGATAATGTTCCTTATGCAGTTGGTGTTGGTTCGACTGTTCCATTCTTTAAGCAAAGTAGAGTATTAGCATCTGGACATTCTTTTGAATACATTGGTTCTGGTACAAACATTAATGGTGCTCTTCCTGCTCAAGGTGGTGTTCCAATTCAAGATAATGAAGTTGATATGAGAAATGGTGGTCTGGTTATTTTCACAAGTACGGATCAATCAGGAAACTTTAGAATCGGTGATGGTGTAGTTGTTAATCAAACTACAGGAACAATTTCTGGAGCATTTTATTCGAAGAGTTTATTCTCGGCAATGACACCATTCATTTTAGCACTAGGAGGAGAATAGTAGAATGGCACTAGCACTTAATGTATTTAAAACAGTCACCAAAGTAGCAACAACAAATGCTGTAGGGATTTATACTGCTCCTGTAGGATATACTGGCGTTGTTCTTTTAGCACAAGCAACAAATATTGGAAATAATACTCAAACAGTTTCCTTTTCTCATCAAAGAACAGTTACAGGAATTGCAGTTACTACAGAAATTTTAAAAACTTTCCCAATTTCTCCAAGTGATAGTGCAAATCTCTTATCAGGAAAACTTGTTCTTGAGTCTGGTGATGTTCTTGTTTTTTCTGCAACGAGTGGAACTGATATTAAATTTATCGGAAGCATCTTAGAGACACTCAACTAATATCCAAAAATGGCAAAATATACCAGCGGTAGACAAAAAGATCTGAAGGTAGGAGTATCTTCTTATAGTGAAAATCTTACTTCACTGGAAGTTATTGGAAACGTTGGTATTGCAACCACCAATGCGACCTCAAAACTTTATGTTGTTGGGGATGGATATTTTGCAGGGGTGGTTACTGCATCCAATTTTTATGTCGGAAATTCCTTAATTGGCAGCGGAAGTTCTTTTGCACAACTTTATGTTTCTGGTATTTCTACTTTTGCTGGCATTACAACTCACACTACATCTTTATTTGGTACTCAAGCAAGTTTTGTTGGAGTTATAACTGCTAATACTTTTGATGGAACTTTAAATGGTTATGCTACTTTAAGTGGTATTGCTACTTATGCTCCTAATTCTGGTATAGCAACTTATGCTACTAATTCTGGTATAGCAACTTATGCTACTAATGCTGGTATAGCAACTTATGCTACTAATTCTGGTATAGCAACTTATGCTACTAATGCTGGTATAACAACTTATGCTACTAATGCTGGTATTGCTACTAATGCTACTAATGCTGGTATAGCAACTTATGCCACATCAAGTGGTATTGCAACTTATGCAACCAATGCTGGTATTGCTACTTATGCTACTTATGCTACTAATGCTGGTATTGCTACTTATGCTACTTATGCTACTAATGCTGGTATAGCAACTTATGCCACATCAAGTGGTATTGCAACTTATGCAACCAATGCTGGTATTGCTACTTATGCTACTTATGCTACTAATGCTGGTATAGCAACTTATGCCACATCAAGTGGTATTGCAACTTATGCAACCAATGCTGGTATAGCAACTTATGCCACATCAAGTGGTATTGCAACTTATGCAACCAATGCTGGTATAGCAACAGAACTAAAAAACTCAAGAACTTTTGAAATCACTGGTGATATTGTTGCTTCACCAATTAGTTTTAATGGAACAGGTAATGTATCATTAGCAGCAACAATTCAACCCAATTCTGTTGCTCTTGGTAGTGATACTACTGGAGATTATGTTCAGTCAGTTACTGGAACTTCAAACCAGATTAGTGTAAGTGTAACTTCTGGTGAAGGTTCAACACCCACATTAAGTCTTCCTATTCAATTTACTATTCCTCAAGATGCAACAGTTACTAGGGATTTGCAAGTCAATAGAAACTTAAATGTAACTGGTAATATTACACTTGGTGGAACAACCGCATTTATTAATGCTCAACAACTAAAAATTTCTGACCCGGATATTATTCTTGGAGTTAGAACAGATGGAAGTGGTAATGATATTTCAAATGACACAACCGCAAGTCATGGTGGTGTTGCTGTTGCTTCAACGGAAGGAAATCCACTTGTCAATTTTAATATTGCTGGTATTGAAACTCTTCCTCCCACATATAAGAAAATTATGTGGTTTAAGGCAGGTGAGTTTGCTGGACTTGGAACTGATGCTTGGTTAATTAATTATGCTGTTGGTATTGGATCAACACAGTTCCCTAATGGAACAAGACTTGCTGCGGGTTCAGTTCAATTCACAGAAAGAGACCTAGCAGTTGTAAGAAATATTAATGCTTCTGGTGTCATAACTGCTACTTCTGGATTTAGTGGTAATGCTTCAAGTGCCACTTATGCTCCTAGTGCTGGTATAGCAACTTATGCTACTAATGCTGGCATTGCTACTTATGCAACAACAAGTGGTATTGCCACTTATGCAACCAATGCTGGTGTTGCTACTTATGCTCCTAATGCTGGTGTGTCAACAAATCTCAAAGGTGGTCTTGTTGGCAATATTCCTTATCAATCTGCACTTGACACTACTACGTTTTTAGCAAATGGTTCTCCTGGAACAATACTTCAATCTAATGGCATCGGTAATGTTCCAACTTGGGTTACACCTGCACCTGCTGATGCAATTACGGGACTGACAATTCGTGATGAGGGAACTATTGTTGGTGGTGCTAATAGTATAACTGTATTAAATTTTGTTGGTCCTATAGTATCTATTGTTTCTACTGCTGGTATTGCAACAATTACAATCCTGGATTATGTTTCCAATGCTGGCGTTTCAACTAATGTAATAGGTGGTATAGGTTCTATAACACAACTTCAAGTCACTGGTGTCTCAACGTTCACCAACGGACCAGTATTAATTGGTTCTGGAACTTCCACAGGAACTGTGGATCAAGATCTTCAAGTCACTGGTGGTGCTTATGTTTCTGGTTCTGTTGGTATAGGAACTACAAATCCAGTATCTAAACTTGATGTTAATGGTACTATAACTGCAGTAAGTTTTAGTGGGGATGGTTCTCAACTTTCAGGCATTTCTGCTGGAGTTGATCTATTAGAAGTTATGTTATTTGCATAAATACTTAAAAATAATAAACATATTATGGCATTGCAAAAGGTAGGATTAGGAACAGTTACAAGAGTTGCAATTGGGTCTACTGTACCTGTTTTGACAGTGGATTCTACAAAAACTTGTTATATTCGTTCAGTAATAGTCCATAATATTGATACGGTTAATTCGAGCACTATAAGAATACATGTAGTTCCAAACTCTGGGGGATCTGCTGGAACTGCAAGTTCTATTAATCAACTTGCACAACTTTCAATTCAACCAACAGACACTTATTTCTTTGAACTTGCATATCCCATTACATTATCAAGTAATAATGACACGATTCAAGTTTATAATTCAAGCAGTACGGACGCAGTTAATGTATTAGTTCTTGGTGATAAGGAGGTATAATATATGGCGGGAAAAAGTGCAAATTCATTTGGTGCAAAAAATTGGGCACCAAATTCACCAGCAACACGATATAATGTAAGTGGAAAGAATCGTGAGTTTTATACCTTTGAAAATGCTCCTGGTATAGGTGCATATGCAACTGGTGGAACGATTATAGATGGTGGTGACGGTTACATTTATCATATTTTTACTGGTGATGGAACCTTTACAGTTAATCGCCCACCTGCAGCAATTAATAGTGTTGATTATTTGGTTGTTGCTGGTGGTGGTGCTATGCCTGCATCTAATGCTCCGCCAAGAGGTGGTGGAGGTGGAGGTGGATTTAGATTTGGTAATTATGGTGTAAGTAATGCTCCTGGCGTATATTCAATTGGAGTTGGAGCTGGAGGACCAAGTGCTCCGAGTGGACCGCCTGGTACTCTTAGAAGTGGGTCTGATTCTTATTTTGATGGATTATCTGGTGTTGTATCTGCAGGTGGTGGAGGTGGTGGAGGTCCTGGTAATACAGGAACTCCTGGTGGATCTGGTGGTGGAGGTCCATCCGCCCCAGCTGGCACTGGCAACATCCCAGCAACGATACCTAGACAAGGTTATCCTGGAGGAGGTGCATCTGGTGGTGGTGCAGGCGGCGTCGGTGCTCCTGGAGGTGTTACTGGTCCTGGTAGAATTGATCCAAATTTTCCTGCAGACATAGTTGGAAAAGCAATTCCATCTCCAGTTTATTCTACATGGTATCCATTGGTTAGTTCTGGGGGATATGCTGCTGGTGGAGTAGGTAGTCCTTTTCCAGGACCAGCAGAAAGACCTGCTCCTGATAACTCTGGTTATGGTGGTGGTGGAGGATTTAGTGGTATTACTACTTATGCTGGTGGTGGTTCTGGAATTGTCTGCGTGAGATATAAGAAAAATGTAACATATTCAAGAGCAACTGGTGGAACAATAGAACCCAATACTCATCCAGAACACCCAGGTGTATGGAGACATATCTTCACTTCTCCTGGAGATTTTACTGTTACTGACCCAACACTTCAACGGATTGATTATCTTGCTGTTGGTGGAGGTGGTGGAGGTGGTGGAGGTGGCACAGGAACCCTTGGTGCTGGTGGTGGAGGAGGGGCAGGAGGTTTTGTATCATCCATTCATACTTCAACAACAACTCCAACTGCTATTCCTGAAGCATATTCCTGGAATCCTGGATATTCTGTAGAAGTTGGTGAACAATATGCAGTTGGTATTGGAACTTATCCTATTGGAATAGGGACAGGAGGAACTGGTGGAGTTGGAATTAATACAGGAAATACTGGTAATAATACAACAATAGGGTCTCCAGGTGTATCACAAATTATTGCTTATGGAGGTGGTGGCGGAGCTGGTGGTGGTGTATCTAATGGTTCACCTGGAGGATCTGGCGGAGGAGCATCTAAAGGATTTCCAGTCCCAGGAACCTTCTCGGGAGGAACTGCAACTCCATCACCTTTCATTCAAGGAAATACAGGCGGACCAATCGGTCCTCTTGCCAACGGTGGTAGTGCAGGAGGTGGTGGAGCAGGTGATACAGGAGATGCTGGTACTCCTGGAGGAACAGGAACTGCTGGTGGTAGTGGATGGTATTCTGTATTATCACCATCTTCATATGGAACTCCTGGTCCTGTTTCTGGACAAAGATATTTTGCTGGTGGTGGAGGAGGTGGAGGAGGTCTTTCTCCTGGACCAACCGCAAAAGCTGGTGGTGCAGGGGGAGCAGGAGGAGGAGGTGCTGGGTCTAACATGCCTACAGTTCCACCATCAATAAATCCAGCAACATCTGGAACAACAAACACAGGTGGAGGAGGCGGTGGAGCAAGAGCTTCTACTCCTTCAACTGGGGGAAATGGTGGTCCAGGAATTGTCATCATCCAATATCCAGAATAAGGAGGTAAAATATGGCACATTTTGCTCAACTTGATTATGAAGATAATGTTTTGAGAGTTTCTGTTGTAAGAAATGTTGATATTCTTGATAAAAATGGAAATGAAAGTGAAGAAATAGGAATACAATTTCTTCAATCAATACATGGTCAAACAACAAAATGGAAAAAAACTTCTTATAACAACAACTTTAGACATCGTTATGCTGGAATTGGAATGGTTTATAATAATCAATATGATGTATTCTTAGCACCACAACCATACCCCTCTTGGACTTTAAATACTGAAACTTATGAATGGGAACCTCCAATACCTGAACCAGAACTTACAGAGGAACAAAGAGAATCTGGAAGTTATTATGAATGGAATGAAGAAATTCAACAATGGGAATTGAAAACTTTAACTTGATATTTTCATAGAATTCATATATAATGACATTGAATAGATTGTAAACGAATGGCATTTCAGTCAATATGGTATTTTTCTGATATTCCAGAAAAAATGGTAGAAACAATTGAAGAAGATTTGACAGATAAATTTCAAGATCAAATGGGTGACTCCAGATTGATGGGAGATTCTCTTAATCGTGATAAAAGGAATTCGAAAAATTCTTGGGTTCCAACAAATCATTGGACAGCAGGATTTGTTTGGCACTATGTCGAAAGAGCAAATCGTGAAAATTTTCTTTATGATATAAGAAATATTGATGGTGAATCAATGCAATTCACTCAATATGGTATTGGTGAATTTTATGGATGGCATAATGATGCTGGTATTTCGGGTCATTATAAACCAGTAAGTGTTGGCAATCATCACGAAGGAAGAGCACAAGATTATCTAAATGAAAATCTAGAACTTGTAAGAAAACTTTCATTTGTAATTCAACTTTCAGATCCTGATGATTATGAGGGAGGAAATCTTCAACTTCTTGCTGAAGATGGTAAGTCTTATTTTGCTCCAAGAAAGAGAGGAACTGTGATTGTATTTGACTCACGAACTCAACATCGAGTTCTTAAGGTGACTAAAGGAGTAAGAAAGAGTCTTGTTGGTTGGGTTGTTGGACCACGTTGGAAATGAGGTAAATTATGGCAGAGCAAATGACAGAAGAGCAACTCTTATACCAAGAAAGATTGAATACTGGAACTTCTTGGACTCGCAATGAAAAATTTGAGAAAGATGGATATTTGGTTGTAAAAGATTTGTGGAATTCTCAAGAACTTTATCGTTCCGTTCCAGAAGAAAGAGGGCAAATTAATTATTGGGGGAAAAAAATAGATCAATTTACTTATACTGAACTTGAAATGCAAGTTGAAGGATCTCTTGCGTGTTATTGGCATCCACAATATCGCTCAATTCATTCGAGCATTCGTTTAAAACTAGAAAAAATTCTTGGAAGACAACTTTACAATACTTATTATTATGATCGTTTTTATTTTCCAGGACAAGCACTAGCACGTCATGCTGACCGCGATGCTTGTGAAATTTCTGTAACAGTTCATATTAGTACAAATCTCACAGAACCCTGGGAAATTTGGATTAAAACTCCAGATACTTATGTAGATAAAAACAAAACAACCATCTCAAAAAGAGGTGAAAATCATTCTGTGATTTTGTCTGCCGGTGATGGGATGATTTATAAGGGGTGTGAAAGACCTCATTGGAGAGATCCAATGCCTACTGAATATGAGAGAACATTATATGGTAAAAGATTGGAAAAAGAAGGTCTTTATTATCATCAAATTTTCTTTCATTATGTTCTTGCCGATGGTCAGAGATCTCATTATGCAAATGATATGGCACGATAATTGATATATAGACATATAAATTTTATTTGGGAGAAATATGAATTTTGCAGTGTATAGTAAAGAAAATTGTCCATATTGCTACAAAGTCAAACAAGTTCTTGAATTGACAGGAAGCAACTTTGTGGTGTATAATCTCGATGAACACTTCACCAAAGATGAATTTTATTCAGAATTTGGTGAAGGATCCACATTTCCACAGGTTCTTTGTGATGATCAAAAACTGGGTGGTTGTACTGATACCGTTAAATATCTGAAAGAAAAGCAAATTGTCTGATAGTAACATAAATAACTTCAACCACAAGAATCGTGGCGTTGATTTAATTCTTAATGGGGGAAAAAGAAAGCAGACTCAACCATTCCATCTCATATTTGAGAAGATAGTTTGCTTTCTGAATCGGGAAGTAACTATCTATTTTGAATTTTCCTTTAAGTCAAGGAAGAAAAAGTAGTTTCCCGGAGAAAAAGAAATGTTAGCAGTTAGTTTAGTCTTAGGTTCCTTTTTAACCATATTGTTTCTTATAGTGGGACTTATAACAGGTTGGGTTGCCCGCGAATATATGATGACTCATCAAGAAGGTCCAAAGCAAATTGCATATCATCCTGAGTTTTATAATAAGGATGGAGACCTCATTGATGAAGAGATTGTATCCGTCAGATTTGAGCAAGGATACTTTGATGATTATGAAATGGAAGACGCAGAAGACGAAGAATAATATCAAAATAAATATCACTAATAGTATTCAATATCTTGTAAAACTATGACCACGACTACAAAAGCAAAAACGACTACAAAAAAGACTGTACAAAAACCAAAAGTAGCAGAAGTATCAATTCCCGATCTTCCTGCAAATCCTTTTGTTTTTGAGATTCTGAATATTGTCGTAAAGCAAAGGACTAATGCCAAAAAAATTGAAGCGTTGAAAAAATTTGAGCATCCCTCACTTAAAGCACTATTCATTTGGAATTTTGATGAATCGGTGATTTCAGCACTTCCTCCTGGTGATGTTCCTTACGCTGCTGTAGATGAAATGGATTCATTCAAGGGAACTCTGAGTGAAAAAATTTCTGATGCTGTAGGAAAAATGGGAGAACTTGGTTCTAATTCATTAGGATCCCAAGATCAAGGAAGATCTTCGATTCGCAAAGAATATGAGAGGTTCTACAATTTTGTAAAAGGTGGAAATGATGGACTAAGTTCTCTTCGTAGAGAAACTATGTTTATCAATGTTCTTCAAGGACTTCATCCACTTGAAGCAGAGATTCTTATTCTCACTAAAGATAAAAAACTTCAAACAAAGTATAAGATTACAAAGGAAATTGTTGCAGAAGCATATCCTGATATTAGTTGGGGAGGTCGTTCGTGAGTAAACTTGGTGATGTAATTGAAAGAGCACAAAATACAGAAAAACATATGGACTCTTGGACACCTGCAGAAAAAGAAACCTGTAAGTCACGCTACGGATGTGAAATTATGATTCAGGGTGGATCCTATTCTGAGGTATGCACTAAAGACTGTCCTAATGATGCTCATATTGTAAAATATATGATCGACGATAAAATTTGTTTTGACCTCACAAGAGGAAGTAAAATCAAACTATTTGATATGTATTGGGATAAGTTTCGTGAGAACCTAAAGAGTATTGACTTTGGATATGGGCGAATTAATCCAAAACTCTGGGGTTATAAGGCACCTGAAAAGAAAAAGAGAAAGTGATTTCAAAAATACTGGAAAAAAATCCCGGCAATTTTTTTGACTCCATAGGATTTTATAAAATATAATACGTTTTTGATTGTAAGGAAGGATTGACATCCTCCCTTTTTTTATGTAAAATGAGTTGAGAGAACTATAAAATATGGACAGAGAAAAACTAAAACTAATTGTCCGTAATCTTGAATTGTTGGTTGATTCTCTAAAGGCAGAAATCTATTCTGATGTCTCTGCTTATACTCCTATGAAACCGATGGAAAAAAAACCAATTTTAGATTACGACGAAATATTTGAGGATTCTGATTTAGATGACTGAGACCACAAGAGCAAAGAAACTTGTAAAACTTCTTGAGAGGTTAATTAATCAAGATCATCTTTATACAGATGATAAAATAAAAGAAATGAAAGCACAACTTCGTGCTGTAAAAGAAGAAATTGCACATCTAGAAGTACAAACATCAAAAGGATTTGGAAAGAAATGAAACCAATTAAAGCAAAAGATCTTCTTGAATTGGATAAAAGACTTGAAGTTGTAAAACTTCAGGGTTATCCAATCCCAGAACAAGTTATTTGGCAAGCAGGAAAGGGCGATTATTCTGAAGTTCCAATTCATAACGTTCCAGTTCCTAACCATCACGAATGTGGTCAGTGGATTGTTGAACAATTGCTTGCTAATGAGAGAGGGCATTGGGGTCCAATTGAGCACCCTGGCATTACTTTTTCTTGTGCTGGAT